AGACTTGAGGATCGCGTCCCAGACGGCCCGAGCCTTGACGCACTTCCGGAAGCGCCCCTGCGCCACATACATTCTGTAGAGCTCGTTGAACGCCTCACCGTAAACGTCCGGGAGGCCCGGGCACTCGTGGGGGCACATGAGGTGCCAGTCCTGGTCGGCCGTCACCTTCTCCATGAAGAGGTCCGGGATCCACATGGCCGTGAAGAGGTCTCGGCAACGCATCTCATCGTCACCCTGGTTCAGGCGAAGCTCCAGAAACTCCATGATGTCGGCGTGCCAGGGCTCCAGGTAGATGGCGAATGAGCCCTTGCGCTTCCCACCGCCCTGGTTGACGTACCGGGCCGTGTTGTTGAAGACGCGCAACATGGGCACGATACCGTCGGCGACCCCGTTGGTCCCCTTGATCTTTGAGCCGTTCGCGCGGATGTTCGAGCAGTGGATGCCGATGCCTCCGGACCACTTGGAGATTTGCGCGCACTCCTTGAGGGTGTCGTAGATGCCCTCGATGCTGTCCTCCTTCATGGCTACTAGGAAGCAGCTCGACATCTGTGGGCGTGGAGTCGATGCGTTGAAGAGAGTCGGCGTGGCGTGCGTGAAGTACTTCTGGGACATGAGGTCGTAGGTCTCCCGGACTCGGGTTGCGTCGGTCCCGTGAACACCGATCGCCACTCGCATGAAGAGATACTGGGGCGTCTCGCCAGGGTTCAGGTAGCCCTTTTGGAGGGTCTTGATTCCAAAGTAGCCAAAGAGGTAATCGCGCTCGGGGACGATCCAAGAGTCCACATCTTGAGGAATTTCCATACAAAATTGATCAGATACGACCCCTTTGGTAAAAAGGTAATCGGCACAATCCTGGAAAGACTTTGGGCAATTCTTCTGAAGGTTCGAGACGGTCACGCGCATTGCCAGAGTCTCGTAATCTGGATCCTCTGTGATCATCCCGATGGCAACCTCGGCCGTGAGGTTATCAATCTCGGCCGTGGAGATCCCGTCGTACATGGACGAAAAGACCTTCTGGGCCACCTTGTCAGGCTGGACGTTCAAGGGGGCAAACTCTGGTTCGCAATTTAGTTTTGAAATTCGTTTGGTCACCTTGTCGAAGAGCATCTCCTCGGGGGAACCATTGCGCTTGAGGACCTTCATTGTAAAGTTTACGGCCAGTTTTTTTATGTGGGTCTATCTCAATATGGAGACATATGAGCTCAAGCCGATCCGCCTGAGCCTACCGACGGCCCTGGGCAACGCCTTCTTTTCCGAATTCAACCGGGCGGGAATCCAGCAGTCCATTGCCTCCGCGATCAGTGAACAGACGGGATATGAACTCGCCCCTCAGAACGACGGAGACGTCCAGTCCCTGATGCGCGTCGTCTACACGGACCTTGTGAACGACCCGAACACGAACGTTCGAGGCCAGGTGAACGCCATGAACTCCGAGGTGGTCCGTCGCGCCACGGCCACCATTTCGACCGGGATGCTCCAGCAGCTCGTGTATCTGCGCGACATTTCAGAGAACCCCGTGCCGTTGCCCATCCCCGTCACCACCAGCACGTACGGCAACAAGATCCCGTCCAACTTCAAGTTTGGCATCTTTTAATTTTGTTCGCGCTTAGTAGCGATGAGGGCCCTCGATGATATCCTCTTTGGATTCCTCATATTCTTCGCAATAGACCGCGTCGTTCGAATCTTCAGCACGTTGGTTGTCGGTCCGTGGATTGAGAAGAGGACCGAGCGAGAAAATCGCATCGATAGCTTCAAGCTCTTTGCCGAGTTTGTCCTGCTCGTCTTTGCAATCATCCTCGTATTCAAATACAGGAAGACCCTGGAGCGCCTTACCGCTTAAGGAGGCGGGTCGTTTGAAACACAAGAAATGAATCAGTTTCGTGATGAAACGGCACACATGTGCCAACAGAAAGGATGGGACAAGGCCCCCGTCAGCATCGTGTGGATGCTCCTGAACGAGGAGATGGGCGAACTTGCGTCGAGCATCAGGCAGAAGCACAGAATCTACAAGAAGACGGGGCTCAAGAAGGACCGCGGCACAGATGTGGTTATGGAAATGGGCGACGTGTTTAGTTATCTTTTCCAGCTGGCCCATATGCTCGAAGTGGACTTGGACGAGATGTGGGAGCTCCACAGGGTGAAGATGAAAACAAAGTCCTACGGGACCTCTAAAAATAATATGACCGTCTAGTAGAATGGCGTCGACGCTTATGATTGATGACCGTCTTCAGATTGACAAGTTCAATGTCACGACGTTCACCGGGGACTACGGGATCAACCACGATGGCTTCCGCAAGGATGTCTTTATCGATGGGTCGTACACGCGCGCCATCGACGAGACGCCCGAGGTTTACACTGACGAGCTTCAGTTCAAGCCGAAGGGTGTGGCCGGGAACATTCACCTCAAGACCATCAGCCCGAACTACGCGCCACATGGAATGTTCCCGACGCGTAAATTCGAGTACTCTGACGGGACCGTGACGTGGTTCCGCCCCGAGCTCCCATGGAGCTGGATGGGCGCCGATCCGAACACTGGAACCTTCAAGATTACAAAGGACTTCAGGAACGTGCTGATTACGCTTATCGTTTTGGCAATTATTGCATATCTGGTGAGCCAACTGAAGTGAGAGTCCCTTCGGGACTGGGGCCAATTAAATCGGCAGGACCTTCAGCGCCTCCACCTTGACCATTTTCTTTTTTAAATTGTCACGCTCCTCTTGGATACGTGCATTCAACTTTGGGCATGAATGCGCCTCAAGTTGAATACATCTTGTACAAAAGTTTACTTGGCACTCCTTGCACGTAAGCATCTTAGGCTTGTGCTTACACGTGAAGGGCGGGTTCATCTTTAATATCACAATGTATTTCTTCCTTAACCTGGCTAGGAGCATACGGGACGGGATCGTCGATGATTTCACACAGTCCAAACTCGCGCCCCTTGACGATGCGGTCCCACGCGACGCGCATGGCTGGTAGGTTTTTGGCGAACCACTCGCGATCGCGCGTGACCCGCACGACTACATACTCCTCTGGCTTCTCTCCGCTGGCCGGTCTATACTGAACAAAGTCGCACTCCTCGAGGTCCGTAATCTCCAGTTGGAGCTGAACCTGTGGCAAGTAGTACGAAGGCACCTTCTTCTCAATCTTTCGAGTCAGCGGGCACTTGATCTCGATGAGGAGGCCGTCCTCTGTGACTCCATCTGGTGAAGCGCCTAGCCAAGAATACTCTCGGTGCTGAACCAGACCAATCTCATGAGACTTGCGACCGGTCTTTTGGTCGTACAAGTCCCGGACCATAGGTTCGAGGGCCGTCCCGTGAGCCGTGGCTGCATTGCCGGCCCACTTGGTCCGTAGAACCTTCTTTTTGATGAAAGAGTCGACACTTTCGTAGCGGTTCTCACCGATGGCGCTCGCGACATCACTCGCCGTGATCATTTGCTCACGGAGGTCTAACCATTCCTGAGATCTTTGTTCGGCGTATATGGCGCTGATGAGCTCACGGGCTCTCGCTTCGAGGTGCGACATTTCGGGGGATCGTCTTGTTCTTAAAACGGGGGTCCGTCTTAAGTACAATCTCGGCCGCGTTCTGCTCGGCCTGCTTCTTCGTCAGGGCGAAACCAGACCCACAGTCCATTCCGTCCACCACGACCGTGATGAAGAACTGGCCGTTGACTTGACTCACCAGGCGGTATTCGGGCAGTTCGTACTTGAGCGCCTGGCACCACCGCATGAGCTGATCCTTGAAGTTGTCGTCGATCAGGGATGTTTGAACCTTGGTGAATGATTTCATGATAAACTCCTTGGCGTGGACCATCCCAAGATCCAGGTAGATTGCACCAACGAGCGCCTCGAAGACGTCCTCCATAATGTGCTCGTTGGTGTTCCAGCCGTTCCTTTCGCCCTTTTCATCCATGAGGATGAGAGTTTCGAGGCCAAGCGCCTTGGAGATTTCGCTCAGGGTCTTGCCTCGCACCATCTTCGTACGCGCCTTGGTCAGGAAACCCTCTTGCTCCTTCTCGTGGAGGTCAAAGAGGTGCTTGGTGATGACAAAGCCGAGAACCGAGTCGCCCATGAATTCGAGAGTTTCGTACGAGCCGGTGAGGCCCGTGTACCGCTTCAACGCGCTTTTGTGAGTGAAAGCCCGTTGATACAGTTTCATATTTTTGATTTTTGTGCCGACCAGCGTGTTCAGTTTGTCCCTGGACAACACCGGGGGTTCCATTGTACTCTACATGGGTTTGAGTTGTTTAAGCCATGCGAAGAAGGACCAGTTTTCTAGGCCGCAGTCGGCTTGGCGACCTTCGGGCGCAGCTTCTTCTCCTTGGGGGCCTCCACCGGGGCCGCCTCGCCCTCGGGGGAAGTCTCGGTCTTCTTGGCACGAGGCTTCTTCTCCGGGGCGTTTGGGTCCTTCAAGTAGTGGGGGCCCAGGAACTTCTGGAGGTTCAGGAAGCTCACCTGGGTGCCCTCGGGGACCTTGAGCAGAGCCTTCAGGGGCGCGTCCAGGTTGATGAACTTGCCCTCCTTCAGGCCCTTCTCCGTCACGTACACATTTACGCGCTTGGTCACGTCGGTGCGGCAGATCTTCTCCTCGGCCGCCAGACCCAGGAAGGCCCGAAGCTCGGGGGTGACGTCCAGGGGCTTGTTGAAGCCGTTGCTCTTGGAACGGGCCGCCTGCTTCTCGCCGGTCGGGTCCTCAATGTGGGTGCGGATCTTGCGGACCTCCTTGCGGAGGGCCTTCATCTCCTTCATCAGAGCATCGAGAGTAACGGGAGTGTCCATTGTACTCTACACAGGGCCTCCCTCTTTAACTAGATGAAACACGAGAGAAACAAGACCAAAATGAGAGGTAGAATTGCAATCAGAAGAATTTGCCACGCCTTGTACGACGCGGGCGTGGTTCCCACCTCCACAGCCTTGACAGGGAAGAAAGGCGCCTCTCCTGATGTGGTCGGCGACGGATCTGAAGTCGTCTGAAGGTCAAGACCGTATCCAGGAGGCAAAGACACGCCAGCGGACGGTCGATTCTCGAGACCCATCGGAATTGTATTCAAATTGTCGCAATTGTCAGAACAGCATCCAGTGTCGCACCCATACAACAGGCCATCCCTCTTGCTGATGTATCCGCAGATTGTAGAATATCTGTCGAAGGGGTCCGCAAGACACTGACAATCTTTCAGCACATATTGGGCTCCACACGTCTTGGCGGGGGGCGACGTCGACATCTAAAGTTAAAGAATATTTTTGTATGAGTAGTACAGATGGAGTACGGAAAGCCCCAGAAGCTCCCAGACGGCCGGTACTTTTTGAAGATTAATGGCGCTCAGCGTCAGGTGAATGGTCTCGTTCTCCAGGACGACCTGTCGACCAAGTCGGTGAATTTCAAGGTTCCAGAGGGTTCCGAGATTTTCTCGGCAATTGATGGAGAGCTCCTGACTCAGGCCAAGGCGTCCAAGGTGGAGTGGTTCGGTAAGGAGCTCAGTGACGAGACGATCCAGACGGCGTTCCAGGAGAGCGTGACGGACGGTGTGATCGGTGCCAGCCTGGCGTCCGTGAAGGGCCAGGTGGTGACTGTCGCATTCGACACCCAGAAGAACTCGGTCGAGCTCCAGGACGTAAAGTCTGGTACGACAGTCGATGCGCTCCTCGAGCTCTCGGGTCTTTGGTTCCTGAAAAAGTCGTTCGGTCCAGTGTGGCGCGTTCTTCAGGTGCGCGTCCGCGGGGCGGCCAGGCCGGTCGTCAAGACCGAGTATGCGTTCATGGACGAGCCCGAGGATGAGGAGGACCCGACCGACTATCTGGACTAGACGGGCAGTTGCGTAGCAACTGGTCTCGGCCGTAGGCATCTCGAAACGTCCCAGCCCAAGTCCCGACTTGGCCGAAAAAAAAGTAGACACTAAGTATAAATGAATCGCAAGGGACTCGCCATCGTGGTTCTGGTCATTGTCATTTTGTTTCTCCTGTTTGGCCCCAAGACGAGCCGGTTCGACATGGGTCCCAAGAACGCCGCTCCCCAGGGCTTCAACCTGGGAAATGATGGTGGTTCTCGCGACGTCGCCAGGACCCTGATGCCCGGCCAGGTCCAGGGCGGCATGGGCGACAACATTGGTCAGACCGTCAGCTCGGCCAGCCTCATCCCGCGTGATGTGGTGGCGACCGAGGACTTTGGCCAGTTCAGCCCGGACAAGATCCTGGGCAACCAGAACTACCTCGACCCCCGCAGCCAGATTGGCTACCCCGAGACGCTCGGCGGTGTCCTGCGCAACGCCAACCAGGACTTCCGCTCAGAGCCGCTGAACCCCCGCGACCCGGTCAGCATCTTCAACCTCAGCACGATCCCCCCGGACGTCATGCGCCCCAAGTTCGAGATCGACTACGAGTACCAGTGATTGTATAGAAAATCACGGAAGTTCGATGCGCTCGAACCAACTTAAAAAAAATGGTGCGAAATACCAGTAATGGATTTCAAACATGCTATGACGGAGTGGGTCCACTTGAAGGCCCAGCTCGCTGCAGCACGCAAGGATATTGGCACGTTGAATGCCCGTGAGAAGGAGCTCAAGGGCTTTATTTCGACTCACATGAAACAGAATGAGATTGACACCGTCAAGGTTCAGGACAACGTCAAGGTGAACCTCAAGACGAAGGAGACCAAGGGCACTATCACCAAGGATGTCATCAAGCGGGGTCTTGCCTCCTTCTTCGGTGGAAACGAGGCGCAGATCGAGGGGGCCTGGACTGCCATTCAGGACGCAGCGCCGTCCAAGTCGTCGACCAGCATCAGCGTGACGGGTCTGGCAAACCTTTGAGCGTGGTAAAACGAACCAAGTCGCGTAGCGACTTGTGATGCGCATTTCTCCAGGAGGCTCTTGTATAAAGGCTGCGCTCGCGGTTTTACAAAGTCAAAACCATGGGTATCAACGATGAATACTCCCGGGACGTCTACCAGGGCGACCATTACGTCTATGATTCAGACGACCATGATGACTTTGATCCCGAACTCCACCCAGAAGACTGGCAGGACATGTACTCCCAGGAGCTCCTCGATGGTTGGAATTTCATTTTAGAATTCATTCACGACAACTTCCTACCTCGAAAGCACACCTGTACCTACCCCGAATTTGTGGAGCTCGTGTTGAATCCGACCAAGTTTGGACCCACCATGTACCCGACGCCACTGATGACCGACGTGTGGAAGCGCGTACGACAGGTGGCCATAGTTCGTGAGAGGGTCCAGCCGGAGCAGTTTTTCACGTGGGCCGGGTACTTTGTTTTCTAGGTCTAATAGTAAATGATCGACATCACCGGACCAAAGGTCCTCGTGCCGACGTGCCTTTTTGCTCTCGCAAACCTCTGGTCGAAGCCGACCCCGGGCCTCCTTATCCACGCCCTCATGTTTGCTATCATCTCATGGGCCATCATCAAGTTTGTTTTCAAGTTTACCCTGACCTTTGCGGACTTTGTGGTTCCTCTGGCGCTCTTCATCTTGCTGGCTCCGGGTGTGCTCCTGACCCTTCCCCCGTCGGGTGGACTTGCCGCGACCGGCGTCCACACCATGGTGTTCGCCAT